GGAAGTTCAGCTTCTAGTTCGTCTGGAACTGCTGTGGCTGGTACAACTTCTGCTCTCTCAGCATCTACTACCTGATCGGAAGTAGTTAGAACAACATCTTGACCACCAAAGAACTCTTCTAAGGCAGCACAACCAGTCATAGTGAAAGTAGCAGTAGCGACAACTGCTGCTACGATAAGTGATTTAATAAAATTCATATTTCAACTTTGCAATTTAGAGAGATAGTCTCCATCTGAAACTTCTTCAGACTCATTTGTGCGACTATCCTGAATATCAATACCAGTTAGCATTGATACGGCCTTTTTCATATCATCATAATCTTCAAGTTTAACTAGATCATGAATACCGTGAAGCGAATCCATTACAGAAGCAACAAACGCTTTACTCCCTAGAGGTGAAGACTTTGGACGAGGAGCAGATTGATCGTACTTCGGCCACTTGTCTTCCATTTCTTTTACGATCTTGAAGTCGTGACCCTTTTCTGGATCTGTAATGTCTCCAAAGTCCTCATCTAGCATAGCGCCGATAATTTTCTTAAACAAGATTACCCCGACGGAAAGAATTTTAACGTCTTCAGTTTCTCGATCTACAATGTTCATGTAGTATCGAGCCCGAGGCTTAATTTGGCGTGCTAGATCCTCATCTTCTTTACGACCCGTTTTCCATAGTGCGTAGTAAAGATCGCAAAGAGGGCAATGTTCTCCATGAACTTTACGGCAATGCATATTCTTTATATTACCGTCAGGCTGAGGAACCCTGTGGATTTTGGTCTCAGCAAAAAATTCATTCTCATCATCCTTCCAAGGAAGAATTCTTACTGCGCTAGACCCTTCTGGGATCTGATAGAAGTTATTTAAGAAATCAGCGTTAGAGTTGTTGCTTGCTGAGTTATTGCTAAGTTGTTCGTGTTTACGACGTAGTGCGTCTAGATCAATAGCCATTGTAGTAGTCCTTTTGTTAGTGGTTAGTGTATGATAGTATGTTATTTGTAAAGTTTAGTTTCTTCTCGTTTATTTGCGCTACATTGTTGTAGCATATCCTTCCGTTGCTCAATGGCCTTTACTAATCCTTTGAGCAGACCGTAACGGAAAGAAATATCGTCCATAGTTTCTCTTTGAGAAATATAGTCAGGGTGGCAGAAAACAAAATCATCTACAGCCTTAGCTGTAGCTTTAGCAGTTGTTCTTCTATATTGTTGACTAAGTTCTGCTGATACCCTATCAAGCTCTCTAGTTGCTTTATCCAGCTCTCTCTTACCAATCATAAGTAGAGCATGGTATTGTGCATAGTTGGAAGCTTGTTTAGTCATTTCTTCTTCGATATTATTATCATCGAAGGCTACAGCTCGTCTCTGTAGCTCATAATACTCTCCGATTGTCAAATTTTCAAATATTTCTTCTAGTTCTTTCATGCGTTATAATAGTTACTGTGGTTTTTTTCTATAAATTTTTGTTATAAGTTTTTTATCTATCTTTATATCCTTATGGCTTGGATATTCTTTATTAACAGTTTTTGGTTGTATAAAAGTATCTTTAAATAATTTATCATATTCTGATTTTTTTAGTAATTTATAACCCCCAGCACCAAAAGAAACATAATCTCCAGGTTCACCGCGTATAGAATATTGATTTGGTAAAAACAAAGGTTCAACTAGTCCAAATTTAGTTTTAATTTGATAATAATCAGACCCTTTATATGTAAAAGCATATTGAGATGGGTTTATATAAATCCATTTTCCATTTACAAAAGTAGAAACTTTAGGAGTATTTACTTTTTTTGTTTTTACTATATTTTCACTCTTAGGATTGTTCATTCAAAACCTCAAATAATTCTGGATTAAGGGTCATTAAAAGAAGGAATGCTCTAGAAATCAATGTTGTAATTTCTTCGTTGCTTTTACTAGGAACTATACCTGTTTCCTCATCACCGCCTAAACTACAAATCTCTAAAGCTAGGTGTGTCAATTCATGGAATAATGTTTCTCTGGCCGTTTCATGGGCCATCGTTTTCTCTAGGGAGATTACTCCCTCATCAAAATCACACGTTCCATAACATTTTACACCAGAATCTTTAAGACCCTTCTTTATATTTAGTTGATAAGTCCTATAACCAGCATTTACAGTAGTTATATTTTTTTCAACTAAAATGTCCAGAATATTTTTAGTCTTCTGCATGAGTGAATTCGTCCGATTCGGACATCCTCAAAACATTATAGTCCACTTTCATCGGGACTGAGAATCTTGGACGACCATTTCTGGATTTCATAACATAGCACCTCATTTGCCCAGAATCAAACTCCTCCTCCGTTTGATTCAAAGAAATGGCAAAATCACAGGTTCTAATTTTACCGTAAGAATCTCCAAGTTCAGCGTCAGTAATTACCTTTACAGCGCGGCCTTGACGGTTCGTTTGGGTGGCGGTCCAGACTAGGAAGTTGAACTCCATGGCTAAACCTCGCATTTCCTCAGCAATTCTTTGCTGTGCTTGGTATTCGTGCTGAATGTCTCTGACGGGGCGCATAAGCTCAAGATAGTCCACAATCAATAAATCTGGCTCAAATTCGTCGTAGTTTTTTAGTTGAACCAAAAGGTTTCTCAGCGTATTGATTGATGCTTGCCCCGTAGGGAATTCTTTAATTACAAGCTTACTGTTTGGAAATTCTTTTTGGAAAAGACTCAACCTCTCACTTACAGTTAGTTGGTTGGTTGGATCTTTTAGCTTGAACTGAGGAATGAGTGTCATGATTGAATCAAATCTTTGTGCAATCTTATCCTCGCTCATTTCAAGTGATATATACAAAACCTTCCTGCCTTCGATTAGAGAATGCACACCTTGATTTACAAGGTATAACGATTTTCCTACTCCTGGAGGGGCAACAACCATGGCAAGTTCTTTAGACCCCAAACCACCTTCAAGAGATTTATTCAAAGAAGGTAGGATGGTTTTGTACTTGTTCTCGTTTTTCTTCTGGAAGGTCCTCTCCCAGCGATCCTTAATAGATGTGAAATAATCTTGGCCCGTATCAACATCTCTATTAACTAGTAGAGCTTTCTTAACAAGAGCCTCTACCTCCTCAATACGATCATCCTTGATTAGAGAGATGCTTTCAGCTATCGCTGATTTCATAGCTTCCTTCTTAGCAAAGCTCTCAACAATATCAAGAAGATAATCCCCATTACCTATTGTAGAAGTATCAAGATTATTGATGTACGTCAACTCATCATCATAATCCGAAACATTCTCTTTAGATGTTATTACTGATTTAACATCCTGTACAATAAACTCATCGTTAGGAAGTTTTCCGTACTTCTCGTAGTGCTCCCTAACAACCTTAAATATATTTGAGTGAGAAGGAAACTCAAAATATTCAGGTTTAATCAGGTTTACAATTTGTAGATAGAAATCTTTATCAGATTTCAGGAGGTACAAAATACCTCTCTGAATGTTTTCAGAAAAATCGTATGCCATTGTTATTGTTGTTTTTGGGGTTTAGCAATATCAAGCTGAGTGCTACCTACATCTTTGTACCCAAGCTTGTTTGCATTATCATAGGCTTGTTCAGTTAGTTTTTTAGCTCTTTCTTGTTTTTCTGAAGCCTCTTTCTGAGAAAGTTTACGAACTTTCCCATCTCTAGCTAGTTTAGCATAATCAATACTAACAGACTTGTACCTAGCCGCCTCATCATTTAAACGCTCTTTAGTATCATCAATACTTCTGTTTAAGAACCTATCAGCAGCAGTTTTATCAAAACCTTTTTCAGAGTGTTTTTTATACCTAGCACGAACTGTATGGTAGTCCCTATCGTCTCCGAAGGATAAGCCTACATTCTGTGACTGCCAGTTCTTCTCACACAGTTTTTTGCATTCTGGGCATTTAGTTCTAGAAGGTGCTTTACCTACAGAATAATCTTTTTCCCAAAATACCTTGCAATCATGACATATCCATTCAAAAGTCGGCATATAACTTAAAGCTCCCTTTATTGTACATCAACTCGAAGTCTTTGAATGATTTATGTCTTATTTCTTTTTCGTAAGGTGTGAAATAAGAAACAAGACCATCGGTGACGGAAATAATAGCATATAAATGATTAGTTCTACTATTGTACCAAATAGTTCCTGGTTTAAAAAATTCCATTATTCTTCCCAAGTAGTATCCCCCTCCATAGGAAGGGGATCTCTATACTCGTCACTCTCCGCAGGAGCCTCCTTGAAGAGAACAAGCTTCATTTGTTTGTGTTGCTGTTTCTCTTTTGCTTGAGTTATCCTCTTCATTAATCGCCTGACCCATAAATCTTTCAATGTTCTCCTCCGTCAATGAAATAGCTTGTAAAGGTTCGTTCCCTTTAGAGCCCGCACGATAAACTGTGAGACCTTTGAGATAGGGCGCATAATCCAAAGCAGCTTGTGAGAACTCTTCTGGGGTTGATGTTGCTGGTAAGTTAATTGTTTTAGATATACAGGAGTCGATAAACCGTTGTACCGTAGCCTGTACCTTAATGTGGTCCTCCGGGGCAATGTCGTATGCTCCAACAAAGGATTCAAGTGATTTCTTCTTATCATAATACTCTTGGAAAAGTGGATCTACAACAAGTTGTTCCTTCCAAATGTTGTTGCTTCTCCAACGACGATTGTACATCGCTGCAAAGATAGGCTCGATTCCACTAGAAACCCCATGAAGCATTGATATAGTTCCGCAAGGAGGGATTGTAAGCATAACTGCGTTTCTAATGCCGTGTCGTTTAATAAGCATTCTAATTCTCGCAGGTAGTGTCTTTGCAAATTCTTCGTTAAGATATTTCTTAGCATCAAACTCAGGGAATGGAGACTTATCTCTCGCTAAGTATATAGATTGCTTGTACGCCTCATCACGAATTGTACTGAATAATCTTTCCAAAAACTCTAAGCACTTTTCAGATCCATAGACAATATTTAGCTTAATAAGCATATAGTGAAGACCTGTTACACCAAGACCAACACGTCTGGATCTTTCGCCCACTAAGCGACAATCTTCAGTTGGGAAAGTGTTTACGGTTAATACGTTATCAAGGAAGCGAATACCTGTTCTCACTGTTCTAGCTAAACGCTTCCAATCAACATCAGATCCATCATCTAAAACCATATTAGAGAGATTAATATTACCTAAGCAGCAGTTACCGTAGCTAGGTAAAGAAATCTCACCACATGGGTTTGTTGAATCCAAACGCTCAAAGTAAGATACGTTAGTATACTTATTTGCTAGATCAATATTGTAAATGCCTGGATCCCCGGACTCTACAGAGTTCTTCCAGATTAGATCCCAAATTTCTCTAGCTTTAATATCTCTCTGACCGATCATTTCAAATGTATCAGTCCATTTTACTTTATAGAAATTTTCTGCTCTTGTTAGGGCGTCTTCTTCATCAGTACCTAATACTTGAACAAGCTCCTCTCCGTTACGAGATAAATCGTATGAGTGGTATTCTTTGTTGTTGAAAGTGAAATACCAAGGCTCATCCAATTCTACTGCTTCTAAGAAGCGGTTGGTGATTGCTACAGATATGTTGAAATTATTTAATTGACCTTGATCAAGTTTGACATGCAAAAACTCAAGCAAATCAGGATGAGTAACATTAAGAATGCCCATAAGAGCCGTGCGCCTATTCTTTCCCGCTCGTACATGTTCTCCTACTTCATTAATCATTTTTAGTACAGAAACTGCACCTGGGGCTGAATTCTTAACGCTACCA